TGTGGCACAACGGTTACAGGTGATACAACCTCTGGTTTGACACCACTTTTACACCAATTCACTTTGAATTCAACATGGCTACTAAGGAGTGCCCCGTCTTTGACGGGGTGCTTTCTTTAGCCATCATACATATATCAGCGTAAAAAATAAGGGCAGGTTTGGGAAATCAAAATCCCATTCCTGCCCTTTTCTTTTTAGCAAAATCTGTACCGAAAAATATATAGTATTCGTGACAACGCACAAAAAATGAGAGCGTGCTTCAACAGCAGCTCTCATATATCTTGTCTATTTGACATTTACACCGAAGTCCTTTATAATGGCTTTTGTGGAATCCACCGTCCGCGTCGAGTTTCCGGGTTCAGTCATAGCCCATCTCCTTTGTAGACGGTGTACGGTTAAAAAGACGGTTGCCTGTCATCCCGCGAGTGCGGAATGGAGGCGTGTATGTAGCCCTCGCGGGAAATTTTTCTCAGGAGGTGACCATACATAACTCTTCAAGAAGTTTTTTGGATTGCGTCTATCTGCTGGATTCTTATCCAAGCATGGGACAAGTTCCGTAACAGAAAGAAGTGAGCCGTCTGTCGCAAGCAGAGCGGCTCACTGTAGTTTGAGGGTTAAACCCTCTTCCCAGTAAGAATGTATGTTTGTGGCAACCGTCTGGGTTTCCACCGCAGGGGGCGCTTGTTAGCAGCAGGCGCTCTCTGTGTTATTATTATAGACTACTTCAACGGTATTTGTCAAATGAATTTTCTGTTAGCGTTTTCTTTCGGATTTCTCCTACGTCAGCCTGTGGGAACCGCATAACCCTTAGTCAAGCTCCGCAAGTGTACGGACGCTGACCCCATCACTTGCTTCAACGCTACGGCTGACAGACCTGCTGCAGCCTACTCATAGAATATTTACACCCACAAAATATTCTTAGATATTATTTTCCAAATGCGATGATTGCGCCAATGATGCCAGATACAAGCAAGGTAGAGATGCAAGTAATGATTGCAACCTTGACAGTATTGACATTGTTGGCGATTTGCTTATACGGTTTGTTCTCGGTTTCATTAACCTTCTCAGACAATTTACGTTCGGTCTCCTGCCACGCTTTTGCTTGCGCATCTACCTTACGATTGGTGTCATCCACCTTGCCCTCGATATTACTGACACGCTGTGCAATGAGCTCAACGGAAGTAGCGATTTTATAGATAGCCTTCTGCTCACTCTGGATTTCCTTCAGCTCACCTTCTAAGTTGTCAATTCTGTGTGTATTGGACTTGCATCGCTGCTCAGTCTCAATTAACAGTACGGTCTCTTGCTCGGTCATAAGAGAAACCTCCTCGGATGATTATTTTTCCCCTTCCTTCGGCTCCACTATGGAGGCAATAGCAGAGTTCTGTTTCAACACGTCTTTCATTTCGCTGAGGGCGTCATCAACGTATTTGCTAAAGGTTTCAAAGGGCAAGACCTTTGCCAACCAAGGGAAACGCTCGCAGAACTTGTCGTAAACGGATGACAGCTTCAGTTTGCCCGTACCGGAACCGAACTCGCGCTCAGCGCCAAGAACAGCCTGCAGAAGCCATCCACGAATCTGCTCGTACTTCTTGTCGGTGGACAGGTTGCGCCAACGCAGGACAGCCATAACGCCGCCAACGATAAACACAATGCCAGTAACAATTACATACCAATTCTCCACAATAAATTCCATATGCAAACTCCTCTCTAAAAGATAGTGGGGCGGATTTCAGGTGCCGCCATTCACCTTAGATTGCTGGACTCTCCCAGCTTGGGTCTTCGACGAAGCCTTTTGCCTTTGCGCTTTCGAATGTGATACCACCAGCAGAATGGTCAGATTTACACAGGTTCAAATAAAATGCGCATACCACGCCATGTGCCGACCACGGCAATCCAACCATTGCCCCAATCCACGGCAGCGCTCCGGTATAGTTCCGCTTTACACAATAGAACGCTAAAAGTAACCCACCGACTGTAACAATCCACAGAAGAGAGCGGATATCGTCAATCAGCTTTTTTGAAAAAGCGTCCTGCTTGCTTGTGCGTTTTCTCCTTCGCCTTGCTTGCTGTCTGCTGCCGCTATATGTAGCCATCACGCTTTACCCATCAGTTTTGCAAAACGATAGAACAAAGCAGCAGCCTGTTCACGGGTAAGCTGGTCAGCCCAAGCATAGTTGGGTTCACCATTCACCTCAGTGCCAGTGCCATTGATGAGACCGTTGGAGATAGCCCACTCACGAGCTTCCTTACTCCAAGTGCCGCAGTCATTGTCCTGCAGCTCTGCACGGTACTCCTTCATCAGTTCCTTGAATGTGTCCAGAGTCATATCTTCATCCTCCTCTTTGCCGTCGCTGATTCTCTTTTTGAACTCTTCCCACTGTGCGTCGCCACTCGTCTTGTAATAGACATTCATGTCGGCGCAACACCACGGTCTCGGACAGAGTTTTCCGGTCACATCATAATGACGGATAACGTGGTCTGCAGGAATGTTGTACTGAGCCATCAGCTTCTTTGTCAACCATACGAGGTTGTCCACAACTTTTGGTTCGAAATACCAATCAGTATCAGAAGCCATAACCCTCTTGCGATTGATTTTGGAAGGGCGTGCTTCAATCCCGATGGAGTTAGAGTTGCGGCACTCAGGGTGCTTGTACTTGTTCGCACCACAGTGCCATGCGATGTCCTTATCGCGGACACAGCGATAGATGGTATCGCCCTCGTCAAGCGCATAATGGGCAGACGCTTGAATACCCGGTGTCTTGAAATATTCAGAGACACTCTTTGCAGTTCCGAGCGCACCGAAATAATGAATGACGATGTACTTCGGAGTCATGTTGCCTGAACGGAAGTTAACCGTTGTCAGGTTGTCTACAATTTTCAACTTGCATCCTCCTTCCTGTTCTGGTGTATTGATTTGGATTTTGCCAGCGAACTTGTCATAATAAGCTTGTCCGTAGCTGGCTCGTTTTTCTTGGACGCTCTGCCCCTGATTGGCAGGACGTTCAAATTGGAGAAGAACAGCATTGGATGCCTCACGGACAGACGGTGCACTCTTGAGGGTGCTCAGCAGCCCAGAATAGCCCACAGACAGCTCTTTAAGCAGGAAGTTGAGCTGGGCATCCATGTCCCCTACGGACGCTCCTGCGGCTTTACAGGAGGCAAGGAGAGCGTCCTTGCGTGACCAGTACGTCCACTGAGCTAATCCGTAACCGGCACTGTCTTTCACAAAGTTGGA